CGTAGAAAACCTCATGTAATCCATGAGTTATTAGGGGGGTCTTTTAGATCCCCCCTTTTTTCCTACCTAAATACTTGTAGAGGAAATTTATGGCCGATACAAGTCAACCTACAGTTTACGATTATGCTTCTCCAAATACTTGGAGATTCAATCTTTCACGTTTACCCCTAGTCACTTGGTTTTGTGTTAATGGAAATATTCCAGGCATTAATTTAGGTGAAGCCCAATATCCAACTCCTATGGCTGACATAGGTGTAACAGGTGATAAACTTACATTTGAAACTCTAAACATCACATTTATGGTAGATGAAGAGTTGAATAATTATAGAGAGCTTTGGAATTGGATGGTCGGTATTGGATTTCCTAAACAACATTCACAGTGGGAAGCAGCACTGAGTGGTGGTGGAAGTGGTGCCATAACTAGATCTATGTCTCCAGATGCTGGAGGTAGGGATACCCCATCCTATGATGAATCCAATTTATACTCAGATGGTACTTTGGTAATTTACAATTCTAAAAATAATCCAAAAGTTGAATTGTCATTTTATCAGATGTTTCCTACAAGTTTATCTGGTCTTGTCTTTTCTCAGCAAGAAGCAGATGTAGAATACCTTAGGGCTGATGCCTCATTTAGATTTCTATATTACGATTTTAGAACATCTATTTGACATAAATAATTTTGAGTCGTCCATGACATATTTTTAATTAAATAGTCCACTTGACTTAGTTGTGCGACAACATACTTGGGTGCTTAGGGCGACTCAACTGATCTTATATTATGATGACACTATCCGATATACAGCAAAAAGTAAAAAGAGATCTCAAAATCAACGATATGGAGTTGGATATTGAGTCTTTACGTATTCCTTCACTTCACTCCAAATATCTTCAACTTCTTACAGAGCATACTCTTCTTCTCAAGAAAACTCAAGGTGATCTTGCAGTTCTCAAAAGAAATAAGTGGATCTACTATACTGGTAAAGCCACAGAGGATGTCTATAAAGAGAAAGGAGATTTTCCACTCAAATTAAAAACTAAAGACGAAGAACGTACCTTCATTGAAGCTGACGATGAAATCAGAGAACTCAAAGGAAAGGTAGACTATTATGAAACTGTAGTGGAATATCTTCAAGAAGTTGTCAAGTCTATTTCAAACCGATCTTTCCAAATCAAAAATGCAATTGAGTGGAGAAAGTTTGAAGCTGGAGTCTGATATCATTCTTCATAAAAAGAATGATGTTTTTTTCCAAGTGGAGTGTGAAAGAAGTATTGCACGAGAGCTGAATGATTTTTTCAGTTTTGATGTCCCAGAAGCCAAGTTCATGCCAGCATACAAGAACAGGGTTTGGGATGGTAAAATAAGACTGTTTGATACAAGGACCAACCAAATTTACAGTGGGTTGTATTCCTATATCAGAGACTTTGCAGAAAAAAGGTCTTACTCGATAACAGGTGGTTATTTTTCACCACTTTCAATTTACAGAGAAAATGTTGAATCTTTTATATCAACCTTGGGACTACCTCATGAAGTTAGAGATTACCAAGTGGATGCCGTGCATCATTGTATACGATCTGGCCGCAGCCTCCTTGTTAGTCCTACTGCATCTGGTAAGTCACTCATCATATACATTCTGATACGATACTATTGTAAGTTACTAGAAGGAACTGGTGGTTGTGTGTTACTACTCGTTCCTACAACTTCTCTGGTTGAACAGATGTTCTCAGACTTCAAAGAATATGGATGGAACGCTGAGTATTATTGTCATCGTATATACGCAGGGAAAGAAAAGGAATCACCAAAGTATTGTTACATATCAACATGGCAGTCTTTGTATCAACAACCAAAGTCTTACTTCAAAAGATTCGCCGTAATTTTTGGTGATGAGGCTCATACTTTCAAGGCTGACTCACTCAAGAAGATCATGCATAAAACTACAGAGTGTGAATACAAGTATGGTTTGACAGGAACTTTAGATGGTACACAATGCCACAGATTGGTTTTAGAGGGGTTATTTGGGCCCGTAAAACAGGTTACGACCACTAGACAACTTATTGATAATAAACAACTTTCTGACATAAAAGTGCATGGAATTGTCTTGACTTATCCAAAAGAAGAGTGTATAATACGTAAATATCAAGATGAAATTAAGTACATTACCCAGCACACTAAGAGAAATAATTTGATAAAGAACTTGAGCTTGGATCAGAAAGGTAACACACTCATCCTTTTTTCGTTGATAAAACATGGAGAGTTATTATATAACATGATAAAGGAGAAGACCAATGATGTTCACTTGGTTTACGGAGCTACAGATACAGAAACAAGAGAGGGAGTACGAAGACTTACGGAAGAGTCTGAGGGAAGAATTCTTGTCGCCAGTTTCGGTGTATTCAGTACTGGCGTCAATATTAGGAATCTTCATAACATCATTTTCGCTAGTCCTTATAAGTCTCGTATTAGGAATTTACAATCAATAGGTAGGGGGTTGAGATTGCATGATAGTAAAGTATCTGCAAATCTATATGATATAGCTGATGATTTTGACAATAAGAATCATACGATTAAACACTTTGTTGAAAGAATCAATATCTATAATCAAGAAGAGTTTGACTATAGGTTACATAAGGTACAAATGTAACTTGAATCCGAACATACTAATTATAGATGATAAATTTCAAACAGTCAAGTCAAAAATAAATGTCTTGACATTTTCAATTAAAAGGAGTATATTATGAGTAATAATGAGAAGAAAAAACATTATGTTGATAACAAGGAATTTCTTGCAGCCATGTTGGTATGGAAGAAAGAGGTCAATGATGCAGAAGAAGAGGGTGAGGTTATTCCACCCATACCTGAGTACATAGGTGAATGCTTCTACAAAATTGCAACTCATTTGTCTTATCGGCCTAATTTTATTAATTACACTTATCGTGAGGAGATGATTGGAGATGGTATAGAAAACTGTATACAATACGCAAAGAATTTTAATCCAGATAAATCTAAGAATCCATTTGCTTATTTTACTCAAATAATCTATTATGCATTTCTTAGAAGGATTACCAAAGAAAAGAAGCAACAATCTATCAAACAGAAGATTATTGATAATGATACATTGAAAACTCATGATGTTCATGATTATGATGACGATGTATATGATAATACTTACATTGACTTTTTGAAGGATAATCTTCCAAGAGAAGAAGCTCCCAAAAAGAAAAAACGTAAAAAAGGAATTGAAAATTTTATTGAAGAGGATCTTTTATGACAAAATTTGAAAAATATGTAGATGAAGTTGAGACTATGATCTCAGAGTTCACTGCAAACATTCCAGCTGCAGAATTGCATGAAATAGAGGAATCTATAGAACAATCTGATGCTGGATCTGGTAAACTATGGTTAGAAGACTTCATTGATGCGAGAGTGAAAAAGTGAAGAAACTTGTAATCATTACTGATACACACTTTGGAGCTAGAAACGATAGTCAGGTTTTTAGTGACTATTTCTTTGACTTCTATCAGAATCAGTTTTTTCCATATATTATAGAAAACTCTGAGGATATTCGGGGTGTCATGCACCTTGGAGACTGTCTAGATCGTAGAAAGTTCATCAACTATAAAACGGCGATGGATTTCCGTGAAAAGTTTATAGGTGGTCTTATGGGAACATGGTTGCCTTGTTATTTTATTGTAGGAAATCATGACATTTACTACAAGAACACACTTGCAGTAAACTGTTATAATGAATTACCTATGCCTGGAAATGAGGCTTGTTGGTACGTGTATGATAAACCACAAGTAATCAACATTGAGAAACAGGACATTGCAATCATTCCTTGGATCACTGCTGAGAACTATGCAGATACCACTAAGGTTCTGAAGTCTGGAGCTCAGATTGGTATGGGTCATCTGGAAGTCAAAGGATTTGAAATGCACTCTGGAGTGGTATCTGATCATGGATTTGATAAAGATCTGTTCAAGAACTTTGAAATGGTTTTGAGTGGACATTATCACAAGAGATCCAATGATGGTCAGATTTATTATCTGGGATGTCCATACGAGATGACATGGGCTGATTGTGGAGATCCAAAAGGGTTTCACACTTTCGATCTGGAAACCAGAGAGCTTGAGTTCATTCCAAATCGTTACACCATGTTTAAGAAGATCTACTACGATGACTCAAAGATGGATTATGTCAAATCTGACATTACCAAGTACGATAAAAAGTACGTCAAAGTTTTTGTTGAGAATCGTCAAGATTACTTTGCATTTGATAAGTTTCTTGACCGATTGTACAAAGAGATCTCAGTACATGATCTGAAAATTGTAGAAGATTTTTCAGACCTGAGCGCCGAGTTTGTTCATGATGACATTGTGGAAGGCGCTCAGGATACTATGTCTTTACTGGACAAGTATGTGGATGAGATTGATACCTCACTTGACAAAGACAGAATCAAATCAAAACTCAAATCACTTTACGTTGAAGCTGGTGATCTAGAAATATGATATACTTCAAAAAGGTTCGTTGGAAGAATTTTCTTTCAACAGGGAACCGCTTTACAGAGGTAATTCTAGATAGATCCAAAACGACATTGATCATAGGAGAGAATGGTGCTGGTAAGTCCACTGTCCTTGATGCATTGTGTTTTGGTTTATTTGGAAAACCTTACAGACCAATCAAGAAAGCCCAACTACTAAACTCTATCAATTCTTCTGGAGCAGAGGTTGAGATAGAGTTTCGTATTGGCACAAATGAGTTTCTGGTTCGCAGAGGAATCAAACCGAATAACTTTGAGATTATTCGGAATGGTGAGGCTATGGATCAAGATGCTCACTCAAGAGACTTTCAGAAAGTTTTAGAAGAGCAGATACTCAAGTTGAACTATAAGACGTTCACTCAAGTGGTGATTCTTGGGTCCAGCTGTTTCATTCCGTTCATGCAGTTATCTACAACTCATCGTAGAGAAGTGGTGGAGGATATTCTTGATATCAAGGTATTCTCTCTCATGAACACACTACTGAAACTCAAGTACAAAGAAATCAAGTCAGAGGTGGATGATCTGAAGCTTGAAGAGTCTTTGTATAAGAGCACTCTAGAGATTGAGCAATCACATTTGGAAAAAGTGGAACAGGATGCAGGAAAAAAGATAGAATCTTTGACCAAGGAACGAGATAAGTACCAAGCATCTAAACAAGAAAAACAGACAAGGAATCTGGATATTCAAGCTGCACTAGTAAACAAAACTACTGTAGAGAATAATACCAGTAAACTGAAAACACTCAAGACTCAAATAGGAACCAAGAAGTCTGAAGTGGATAAGCAGAGAGAGTTCTTTGTAAAGAATGATGACTGTCCAGTATGTGAACAACCAATAGAACAATCATTCAAAAAGACCCGAAATTCTCAGCTTCTAGATCAATCTCAAAAGTATGATAATGCAATGGGTGAGATGGAAACAGAACTGAAAAGGTTGAGTTCCAATCTTTCAGAACTGAACAGTCTTGCATCAGAAATGCAACATAACAATGCAGAGATCAATGCACTAGAGAATATGGCTAAGAAATGCCAGAATGATCTGGATCAGTTGACAAAGGATAAAGAACAGACTGACGAACAAAAAGAAAAGATAGAAGGTCTGAAAGTAAATCTTCAAGAGATTGATCTCAGAATGAAGGAACTGAAGGAAGAAAATTTTTATCTTGACATTTGCAAAAATTTGTTGCATGATACAGGGATCAAATCAAAAATCATCAAGCAGTATCTACCTGTGATGAATCAGACTATCCAGAAGTATCTGGGTATTCTGGATTTCTATGTGAACTTTCATCTCAACGAACAGTTTGAGGAAACGATCAAGTCACGTTATCGTGATGACTTTTCGTATGCTTCATTCTCAGAAGGTGAGAAAATGCGTATTGATTTGGCATTGATGTTCACATGGAGAGAGGTTGCAAGGCTGAAGAACTCAACCAATACCAATCTACTCATCATGGATGAGGTATTTGATTCCAGCCTTGATGCATCTGGAACTGATGATTTCCTGAAGATTCTCAATGAACTTGAGAGTCAAAACATCTTTGTGATATCTCACAAAGGCGATGTTCTGTTTGACAAATTTCACAGCATCATGAAGTTTGAGAAACAGAATAACTTTAGTCAAATAGTAGAAGCATGAATATATTCTATCTAGACCCCAGACCAGATACAGCTGCAGAAATGCACTGTGATAAACACGTAGTCAAAATGATCCTTGAGTATGGACAACTTTTGTCTACGGCTCATAGAGTTCTTGATGGTGATGATGCACATCCAGACTTGTACAAAATCGCACATAAGAACCATCCAAGTACCATCTGGACCAGATCATCTAGTCAGCATTATGATTGGTTGTTTCGTTTGTTCAGAATGGTGAGTGCAGAGTATTCCATACGA